GTCGACAGGTCGGCAGGAATCTTGTTCTTTGCACGAATGAGGGTTTTAACCAGAACGTCCGAAGTGAACGTGCCGGTGCCGCCGACAAGGTCGGAGATCTTGATATTCGCGACGCGCACAACCCCTCGCCAATCTTCTAAGGCCGTGCCAGCCTGCCACTTATAGTGGTCACGGTAAACCTCATACATGGAGCCATCGGGGAGAGTCTTGGTTTCTTGCCCCTTGTCTGTATGCTGCAGGCCAATCTTTGATCCCTTCGGATAGATGCCGAAGAACTGATCAAGCGAGATGATGAAGATCGATGTGAGATCGTCACCCGTACCGCCAGCATCGATTACGTGCTGTGCTGCCAGAGCACGTTTCGCTCCAGGCAACTGGTTGTAACGTGCAGAAATACCCATAAAACGATCCGGATTGATGTCCGTATCGCCATAGAAAATGGTTTCCGCCATCGTATTACCCATGCCCTGAAAGAATGGCGTCTGTTCAGACAAACGCCACTGAGCAGTGTTGCCGTTGACGTCGGCTAGATCCTTGTCGACCTCGGCATACATTTCGATGTTGCCGCAGGTATCCGTAACCTGTGCAGTCGTGGACTTCTGCGGTTGGACGCCCTGATAGAGCTTGCGGAACGTCGGCTCAGGAATACCCGTACGGATTCCGTGCAGATAACCGTCGGTTTTGTTGCATTCTTTCCAACGCAACAGCTTCAAAATTGGATCGCGCTTAGAAAGCACTTCCGCAATCGGAATAATGTGACCTTCCTGATCAAGGCGAGAAGCCAGATCAACGAGGGTCGGATACTGAGCAACTGGCATGTAGCCTCCTTAGTTCATATTTGAGTTGTAAAAAAACGCCCTAGCCGGATCGGTCGGTGCCGCCGATGACTTCCCCTTCACAACGACGTCGTTGCCGAGAGCTCGGCCGATGTCGCGAAAGGCTCTAATCACTCCCGGATGTTTGTTGAGATGAAGGAACGTAAAGACCTTTTGAGTCTCTTTATCGAGCATTCCGAACGCGCGATTTGCATCAGCGAGCGTCTGCTTCCAGTTGCCCTGCCCGATGTCAGGATCAGCTTTAGCTGCCGCGAGAAATTGAGCACCGAGAGCGTCGCGTTGCTCTGCCTGACGTTGTTCAAGGAGCGGAGACATGCGCTCCACAATCGTTGAAAACGTTTTTTGCGAAAGATTGAGCTCTTTGCAAACTTCGCTCAGTCCATGAGCCGCGCCCTCGTCCAACTTAAAACCTTCCGGCAGATTGAGGTTCTCAGTGCTGTAGCCGCCTTCCGGCGAACCCAGCACATCAACACCAACATCATCTTTGTGCTCGTCTGCACCATCCCCATTTGGAATACCCATACCGCTATCTGAATCAGCGGCGGCGTCGGGAGCTAGTTCAGCCGTCCCCGCGGGCGGCAAATGGGGAGTGCCCGAGTCTGCGGGAGCAGCCGCCGTCGGCGTTTCCTCCAATGTCGATGCGGCTGGAGCTGCAGTTGCAGTGGGTTCATCCATTTCGATGTTCCTTTTCCATTAATTCAAGTAACTCTGGACAAGCGGTTTCGACTCGAGCCCGAACAGCAAGACCGATGTCGCGCTGACCAGAAGCAATCGCCATAGCCAACGGCTGAAGCGAAGTAACGCTCTTCGACATCGAACAAAGTTCGAAGATCCAGAAAAAGGCTCTGCGTCCGCTCTTTGTTCCCATCACAACCTTGAGATCCTGAAGAAGTTGCTTTTCGGCATCCTTGCGCCGTTTCGCACGTTCCTCTTCGATCTCAGGATCAAGTGGATCGAAGTCGTCATCGTGTTCGGGATTCATGGTGCCCTCGAGAGTAGAGGCTTTATGGACACTCATCACAACAACCCCTGTACAGCGGCTTGCTGCAGACCGGCAGAATTGACAGCTTGCCCCAGGTTTTTAAGAACATCTGCCTGATTCATGGCCTGCTGCTGCATTGCGGCTTGTTGTTGCACCTGGGCTCTCTGCTGCCGAATGAGTGCGAGGTTCTTACCTGCAACGATCATGGATGGAGGAACACCGTTCATTGACGAGATTTTGTCAACAGCAATGTCAGCATCGAGCTTGTCCAAGACATCCGGTTTCATCTGAGCAATCAAACCTATTTCTTGAATTGTTTTAGTGATGCCTTGAGCGTCTGCAGTACGCTGTGCCTCAGCAAGCACGGAAATGTACTCGACAGAGAGCTGCTGCCCTTGAAGCATTTCGGGCGGCGGCGGCAACAAATCGTCTTCGATCATGAAACCGAAAACCGTAGCGACCAACGGATCTAGCATTTCGGAGTGCAGGCGCTCGAGTACAGGGCCAAGCATCATGGACT